TTGGGGATGTTATGGATGTGAGAGATTTTGTGGAGTCATCGAAGGCTGGGGATGGTTTAGGAATGACATTATCAGCTTTAGGGCTATTCCCGGTATTAGGTGATTTTTTTTCTTTCGCTAATAAAGTAAAGAAGATTCCTCTGCCAGAAGATAAACGTAAATTGTATGATTTTCTTGTAGATAATGATCTTGTAGATAAATATGTTCATGATGAACCTTTGGTTAAGGATTTTTTTAACAAGGATGTCCATGAGAGAATTTCAAGGAATTATAATGATCTTCCTGATTCTTATAAGGCGGCTGTGGATTTGATGATTGATAATAATGTTGATCTCCAAAATATAAATGATGTGTCTAACAAGCATATTAAGGATAAGATAGATTCTATGCTTGATGATAATGGGAAACGGTTGGAAGAAGCTTACAATCTAAGGGTATCAGCGGATTCTGATTTTGATGATTTTAGATATGAGGTATCCTCCGCTTTGGATAATAGTAATGCTAAAGGGTTTTATACTAGTAAATACAATAAGGTTGTTACTAGGAGTGATGAGAGTTTATCTAACCTATCTCATGAGTTTAGACATAAATATGATTCAAGTAATAATTATAATAAGATTTATTTATCCGAAAATGATAAGTCATTATTAAAAGACGCTTATAGGGCTAAACCAAACTCATCAAGTGATGAGATATCAGAGAAAATAGCTTTTAATACTCAAGCTAGATTTCGCTTGTGGAATAAATTTTATAATACATATGGAAGGACTCCATCTGTTGATGACCTTGATAAGTATATCGATAGCATGGATGAGATTGATGTGTATAACCTTGTGAGTGGTATAGGTAGCAATTATGCTGGTGATTATTCTAATAACATGCTTGGAGCTACTGGAGAGGTATTGAAAGAATCATCGGATAAAATAAAAAAAGCCATTAAAAACGTTCCTGCTATTTTGCCGGCGGCTATAGTTGGTAAGATGTTGATGGATGATGATAAGGAGAAGAAAGATAAGGGCGGGTCGGTAAGCACAGGTAGGGCTTATGGAGATGGTAAATATGTAATTGATCCTGATAGATCAGAGGATAATAAGATGGCTGTGTATGATGAGATATGGGATTATCTGACCGATAAGAAGGGAATACCACAAATACAAGCTATCGGTATCCTGTCGAACATCGCCGCCGAGTCCGGAGGGGACACCGAAGCCCTAGGAGCCGCCGGTGATTTTGGCATCCAACAATGGCTTGGACCGAGGAAGAAGGAGCTACAGCGCAGGTATGGGAAGAAACCGACATTGACACAGCAGTTGGATTATCTCGTGGATGAGTATCAAGGAAAGGTCCCGGGGTTAGGTTGGAATTACATCAATCAAGGAAAGTTTTTTGACAAGGACGCTCAAGGTAATGTATATAATTACTATATGTATTCTAAATCCGATTTCGATAACGCCGTCAACTACAAGGACGCTACCGTGGCATGGAATCAAGGATACGGTAGGCCTCTTGGATCGACCTTAAGAAATGAGAAGAGATTTGAGTTCGCTGATATGTTCGCTAATAGGTATGGTGTCCCGGAGAACGAGCCAATGAGATACGAGTTCGGACAGCGGGATTCGGGCACGGGGGACGGAGGTCAGCAGCCCGTACCTGAGACGGTAGCCCCTGCCGATCCTTCTTTGGCTTCTCGCCCATCTATGGATATTTGGTGGGAGAAGGAAGGCCAAGACCTGTTATATAAGATGCTAGCTCAATCTGGCGCTAACGAGAAAGCTATAGAGGACATCGCCAATAATATTAAGAATGATCCTCAATCGGAGGCGCAGATAGCGGAGGCCGAGCGTATGCGTAGGGAACAGGCAAAAAGGCAGCTGGTGCTTAATATGATACCGGGGTTAAGTCTTAACATAAAAGGTATGAGTAGAACTCGAAATTAATACTACATTTGTGAAATTATTAAATGTTTTAGATATGAAAAGATTGTTATTTTTATTTGCTATGTTATTGACGCCGTTCGCTTTGATGGCGCAAGAGGTAATCCCATCAGAAGGGGCTATCACTATTGATTTAACTACCTTCACCGGCATCATGGCTTTCGTCACGATGTCAGCTACGCAGTTAGCCAAGGTTGTGCCGTATATTGACACCCATAAGTGGGCTAAAGTCCTATCCGCCGTAGTCATAGGTATGCTGGTTTGTATATTAGCGTGGTTTCTAAAGGTGTCTCCATTGCTTATAGGGAGTGAATGGTGGGAGGCTCTATTATATGGAGTGGCTGTAGGTCTCAGTTCTGCCGGTTTCTATGATTTGGTTAAGGCTATAGGATCATTATTCATAAAAAGAATTTAATTCTGTACATAATAATAGCATTTGCTGAGAGACTCATCGTTGTGAAATGATGAGTCTCTGTTTTTTTAAATTATCTTTGTGTCAGAACGAAATTAATTAGACATGAGCAAATACGTAATCAAGAGGAAGATACCTAAATATCAAGAGGCCGGGGAAGTCGGGTCGTATATGCTTGGTAATATGGACGGTATACAAGGGTTAGGTATAGAACCTTTGGTGAATACCAACCAAGGATTACCCGCGCCGGTCAATCCGCTAGGGATATATTCTTTGGATACTCCAGATCAGTTGAGGACTAAATATGCTAATGCTTTTGATCAGGATAATGTGTTTCCGGCTAGCTTCAAGGGTAGTTTGCAACGTATAGCTGAGAATTATCAGGACAATGGTATTACGCTTAATAACATAACTGTTAACGATGTTGATAAGTCTAAGACCGGTTCAGGCGAGACGGATGTTTTTGATTTTACTACCATCCCTTACTATGGCGCTGATGATATAGGGTCTAGATTCACTCAGATGGGTCGTGGTATAGGGCGTATGAGAAGCGAGGGATATGGAGATTTATCCACCGGGGCTAAAACAGCTAATACGATAACCACCATAGCCTCAGGAATTAGTGGTATCATGGGGTTGGCTCGTAACGTGGTTTCCGGGATAGCGTCAGAGAAAGGTACTCGTACCAATATAAGGTTGGCTCAGGAACGTGAGGCTAGGCAAAGAAGACAATCCCAGATGCAGTATAAGGATGGTGGGGGTGTTTATCTAGGACCTAATAATAGGTTCGATAGCGGAAGCCTTACCGGTGAGTACCTATATCCGTTACCTAAGTCGATGGAAGATCAAGCCAACGTGGAGGTCGAGAAGGGCGAGTACGTGGAGCAGCCCGGAGAGGCGCCGATGGAGGCCATGGGGCAGAAGCATGCCGATGGGGGAACGCCTGTTTCTTTGGAGCAGGGTACGGAGGTTATTACCGATGACACCATCATAGAGCCGGACTTCGCTAAATACATTAGGGATACGTATGGTATTAAGGCTACACCAAAGGATACGTACGCTACGTTAATGGATAGATATAAGGTTAAGATCGGTCTTAAATCAGCTTACGATGATCAGAAAAAGGCGCTGGAGAAGCTGAAGAAGAACGATAAGATAGATGACGAGAATACGAGGCGTTTAAACGCCTCCGTATTATCTAAGGCTATAAATGATAGCAACGATACCGTTAATGGATTAGAGGGAAGATTTACGGACTTCGCTAATGTCATATACAAAGAGCAGGAAGACCGGAAGATGAAGAAGGATGAGGATACGTATTTCGCTAAGGGTGGTGAGATAGATAACATCATATCCAGATCTATGAAAGAATACGGTCTTACGGAGGAGGATATAGCTGAGGCTAAGAAAGAGCTGCTTAAGAAAGTGGCTGGTATTCGCCAGAAGATGGAGATAGGAGGCACGTCTTTGTTCGGTCGTAAATTAACTTTCCGCCCGATCGAGAATAGGTTCAACAATGATCCTAACTATTTCGGTTATCAACGCCAAGGAACTGATGGCTCTTATGGAGGTATTAATACGGATGAGAGGTTGAATTATTATAAGACATTCAATCCGGTCGCTTACGATGCTTATATGGGAGCTTCAGAGGGCGCTAGGGCTAGGGCATTGCAAGACGCTATCTACGGTCAGACAAGTAGCTGGATGGGCTTGGCTACGGCTGAGAACCCGATCATCGCCAACGCCGAGGCGCTTCGGGATTACACGACGCTCGTTTCCTTTGGCGGTGAGGATAGTCAAGGTAATTACCCGGAAGACAAGAAAGCCGCATATCATGATAGGATGAGAGACAATAAATTAGGTTTGTTTACCACATCTCGCCCTATGATCGGTCTAGACGTTGTTACAGAGGAACAGCATAAGGCTCTTAACGATGCTGGTATCACCCATTTTAGCCAACTATTCTCTGACAAGAACAAGGATGTCGTTAATAAGATACTTGGGGAGGATATGCTTAAGATGCAGGCATTGAGATCCATGAAAGGAATGGAAGGTCTTGATTTTATACTTGACCCTCATAAGGTGGCTCCCGGTCCTATGGATATAGGTGATGTGGAGGAACCTGATGTTAAACTGGATATGCCTGAGCTGATTGACCCCAATACACTCCCTAAGACCAATACAAATGCCGGTAAGTCGAACAGCGGAAATGGAGGCAGGAATATAGTAGGTGGTGGTCTTGACTTTCCTGAGGTGTTCAGGATGACTCCGGGAGCCGTGACAACGGAAGGTCTGGAAAGACATTACGCTCCTACCGTGGACCCGGTGTTGAGATCGGCTGATCAGTATATGGTTGAGGCTAATCGTGCTTTCCAATCACAATTGGATCAGATGGGTAATGTCCCGGATTCCCAGAGAGGGGCTTTATCATCCAATTTACAGGCTATCATGAGTTCCAATATAGGCAGATACATTAATGAGGTAGAACAAGGGAACGTGGCTCAAAGGACTTGGGCTGATAATGTAAACGCCCGGACTTGGACTGATACGTATGATAAGAATATAGCTCAACGTCAGGGTTATCAAAGTCGAATATTACAGGCTTTGGCTAATACTGACGAGAACTGGGCTAGGTATTTTGATAGCGTAAATGACGAGATCCAACAGAAGTGGAATACGGCTACGACCATGAATACATTAAGGTCTATATTCGGGGATGTAAAGATTGGTCCTAATGGACAATTAATCGCTGATCCTCAAGGAGATATATTGAGTTATAGGAGATTATATCCTGCTCAGGAAGTAACTAAAGGCAAGAAAGGATAAAGGATGGCTTCACAATATAGTATATTAAGGAATTACGGCAAGTATGTATCGCCCTACAACATGGATGTCATGATGCAGGGGATGGGGTACATGCAGCAGAAGATAGATACCAATCGGCAGGCTATAAACGAGTATGCTGATTATATTATCAATTCTGACATTATAAAACCTCAGGACAGGGAATATCTTCAGAACAGGTTAAATGGGCTGATACAGGATGTGAATAACGTGTATCGTAAATCTAATTTGGCTTCCGACGGTATAGCCAGAAGCATACAGGCTCGCCTTGGAGAAGCTCTGGATACCCGTGTGTTGAATGCTATTGCCGGTACTAGGGAGTATAGATCTTTCTCGCAGAAGATCGAGGATATGAAACTCAATAATCCAAAGCAATATAGCGCTATAAATGAGGCTGTCGCTTTGTTGCCATTTTATGAATGGGTTAATGACGGTCAGGTTGGGACAAGGATGAATCCTATTCATTATACTCCTTATACGGATTATAATGAGGAAATGAATAAGATGATGAAAGATTTCGTTAGTCTTAATAAAGGAAAGAAGTTTTCTGTTCCTGAAATAGTGGATGGTAAACCTACAGGGAGGATGAGGGATATTACTGTTGATGAGATGAGTCAATCTCAAATTAGATCAATAGCGGCTAGGTCTATATCTCAGAATGCTAAAGCTCAGATGCAGATAGAGGGACAGTATTTAGCCATGACCAATCCTAGCATGTTTAGTGGTATGACTACTGAACAGTTTGTTAATAAATATGTTTCTGGGTTTGACGCTGAAGAGAGCGTTCTTTTAGCCAAGCTCAAAGGGGCGGAGGCCAGCCCTTCCGCTAAGGCGGCTATCGAGGCTTCGTTGCAGGAGGTTCGGGAGCAGCGCCGTGCGTTAGTGGAGGAAGCTACATCCTTTATTGGCAACAACATGAATCCCGCTAGGGCAGGGGAGTTTATTGTCCGTAACGAGTTTCTTGATGGTGTATCTGCTAGATGGTCATACAATAATTCATCAGAAAGTTATAGTGCGGATGATTATTATTTTAAAGTAAGAGATCTTGATTTCAAGGAGCGGGAGTTCTCATGGAGACAAAAATCCAAGGAAATAGATCAGAATCTTAAGCTTAGGGAGATAATGACTAAAGAAGGTGGTAACAGTCCCGGCGCTTCTTCAGGTGTTATGATTGAGCTAGAAAAAGTTCAGCCTAATGTCACTCCTGAAAATATATTTGACAATCAGTATATTCAGAATGAAAACAATATATCAATAGGAGAGAAGGATTTAATATCGTCTTTAAACCCTGTTGATTTACGAGGTATAGAGAACGATATACAAAACAATCCCTCTATATATCCAGGTGGTGTTAATAGTGAGAATATTATGGCATGGATTACCAATAACGGTGGCGGGTCTAGTTCTGTGTTATCATCACCAGAAAAGGTAGGTAGGTATGAGGCCCTTATGGCGGCGAATGATAATAGGAAGAAATATAGTAAGATAATGGACGAGGAAGTTGATTATCTTACGAATGCTTTTGATGTCGCTACGAAGAATATCCTTAATGATGCTATCAAAGATCAAAACTATGTTACTGGTGGTATTGATACATATACTGATAATGGTATGGTTAACGCAAGGGATGTTGGTAAGAATGGAGCGGTTATTGGAGGAAGGGAGTATTCTCCGGAAGATGCTTTGAAAGTTTCTTCTATAGTTGGATTGATAAGCGAAAACATCAACTACACGGATAGGTCTATAGCTAATATGGAGTTGATGAGATCTTATATAAATCTGTTAAATAGATATTCGGGAGAAAATTTCACTTTGGATGATATAGATAATATAGCCAAAACTTATAGTCGTGTAGATAATCCAATAATGAATAGTGATGATGCCAATATGACTAATAGGGATAAAATGATCAAGATCATAGGTAAGAATATGTCTAGAGCTGATGGCCCTACGCTCAGAAGGGAATGGTCTTCTTCCAATGTAGGTCGTAATATAGCTAAGGCTGTTCAGGATTCTAAAACGGTCTATGAAAGAAGATATGATGAGTTTGCTCCAAGATCATGGTCATTTTCCAATTCTACCAACGCTTCTAAAGAGGATAGGCGTATGCATGCTAAATTAGAGAGTCTGCTTTTGGCGAGAGCCGGTTTCTTGAATAAAGATAAAGATAGTAGACTTAATAATTATATATTGTATGCTCGTCCTACAGATAATCCTAATACATTTGATTTGGTAGCTATGGCTGGTGGAAAGAATATCGCTACGGTTCAAGTTACTAAAGAAGAATTAGATAGTATGGGGTATAGTTTGTATGAAAGGGAAAGAAATGTGAGATCGGAAGATTATGAATCCAAGATCATTCCTGTGTCTTTTTCTGCTACAACCAATAGACCTTACCAGAAATGGGCGCAGGCTAATTCGCTTGGCGCTTTCGCTACTGTCGAGAATGCGGCGGAGGAGGCTTCTAGGATGGTTGATAAGTATGATATTCAGAGTAATGATCTAGCTACATCTGAGCTTAATAAGAGGGCTATTAGGATAATTAATACGGTTTTGAGGAATTACAAGTCGTATGATGTCAAAGCTAAGGGATTCCCAGGAGGGGTTGAAGTTGGTATTTATTTCCATGGTCAAGCAAAGACTGGGACACCGCTTAAGGTATTAGAGTATAATACTGATTATGCTGATAATATCATGAAAATCATAAATATGTGTCCTCAGATGTATCTTACTCAAGCTGTAGTTGAGGCTATTAATAAGGATGTTATTGTAAAGGGTAGGGATATTAATGAACAGCATTCTGACCTTAGCAATCTTCTTTCGGTGTTGGATAAAGAGACCATAGATAAAATAGATGGTAAAAATGAACAGCAATAATAATAATGATATGGGTAATGTGATGAGGGATCAGGGATATTATGTTCCGACTCCATCCATTCCATCCCCTATGATTTCTGGGGACAATATTTCTTCTATCCCTATTCCTGTCGGGATGAGTAGTTCATCGGATATGGATAATGATGTTTTATCCAGGGAAGGAAGTAGAAGCATACCGTCATTGGTTGAGGGTATAAAAAAATCTGTAGAGACATCTTATCATGATGACGTAAGAGCCAGAAACTCGCTTTTCCAGATGATAAATGAGGTAGGTATACCTAAGGGTAATTATGATATAACTGGGAGCAGGATCAATCTTCGTGATTCAAGATATAGGTTATCAACAGGTGAGTGGATTCCTAAATATGAGAATTATATCAATAATATAGATAATGACGATCGTCTATCGAGAAGTCAAAGTGGTTGGGAGAAAACTTATAGAGGATTAGGTAAGTTTATTTATAAGTCTGCTTTGTATGGAATAGGTGGAGTAGGTCAGTCTGTTTATGGATTAAAGGAGCTTGTTACAAAAGGGACGTTATCAGCTATGTATGATAACAGTTTTGCCAGATGGTTGGATGATATGGATAAGCGTGGTGATTATACGCTTAATCATTATTACAGTAAGGAGGAGCGAGATGCCGGATTTCTTAAAAGTATGTTTACAACCAATTTCTGGACAAATGATCTTTTGTCGGGGGCTGCATTTACGGCTGGGGCTATCTTGTCGTCTTATGCTTTCGCTGGCGCTGGTCTTATGAATGCCGCCCGTATGGGGGCTAGGATAGGAGCGACTGTCGCTGGATTAGGTAGGGCTGCTTCCGCCACGAAGAGCGGGTTTAACTCCATGCTGAGGGCCGCCCGCATAGGACGAGGCATAGGCAAGGGTTTGGACAACCTAACCTTTATTGGCACGTCAACGCTTTGGGAGGCTTCGGTAGAGTCAAGGAGTGGGTTGATGGAGTCTGAGGAAAACTTCAAGCAGGCTTACAGAAATGCCTATGGTAGAGAAGCCTCGTATGAGGAGCTTATGAGGTTCAGAAATGACAACGTCGATGCCGCCAATACTATATTTGCCGCTAATATCGGTATTCTTACATTGTCTAACATAGCTATGTTCGGTGATATGTTTGGTATGGATCTTGGTGTGGATAAGTTTATAAAACGCAATATATTTGGCGTAGGCGCCGAGAGGATGGATAACGGGACATTGAGGGCCATAACGCCTAAGAAATGGCAGAAAATAGCCGGGAATACGTTCAATATTATCAAGCGCCCAGTGTCAGAAGGTCTTTATGAGGAAGGTCTTCAGGGAGTGGCTAGCAAGTCCGCCGAGGATTGGGTAGAATCAAGATACAATCCTATGGCTATCCGGCAGAATATAGGCTATATGGAGGCTATAAAGAACGGGTTCAAGGAAACATACGGGTCTAGTCAAGGCTGGAAGGAGATCGGCATCGGTATGATTATCGGATCGGTTATGGGTGGAAAGACCTTTGGAGGTATAAAGGAATGGAGCCAAGACATGTCCAGGAACAAGGGGATGGTGGATGCCTACAACGCCAATGCTGGCGCCTTGACTACCGCCGCTATCCGTGCTATTCGTGGCAGTATGGCTCTGAACGTTCAATTATCAGGCTTGAAAACGGATAATAACGCTGACGATATACCTAATTCTAGAATCATAGATAAGACTTTTAGTGACGCCGTATTCAATCGTCTTCGTTATGATTCGGAGATGGGGATGCTGGATGATACGAAGGAGAATTTCAGGACGGTAGTCGAATCTATACCTAATAGCGATATAGCGTCCGATATGAATATGACGGATGAGCAGGTTAATGAGTATAAAGCCGATCTTGTCAACGAGTTTAATAAGAAGGTGGATAATTTTACCATGGCCAACAGATTCGCCGACTCACTTACTGAGGGTATCCCGAACAGGTCTTTTAACGCCTATATCTCCAATATGGTATATAACGGTATTGAGGCTAAGGATAATTTGAATGATATCACCAATCAGTTAAACAGGATATATAAGACGGGTATAGGTGATGCCCTTGATATATACTCTCATCTTAATCCTGATTCAAGCAAGGCTCTCGAAAA